GCCTAAGTTTACAAATTCTTGGGCATGGTTTAATGGCTTCCTATTGCCTACATACTTTAAAATTTGAAATTCAAAGTCTTTTCTTGTGTCATAATAATACCAGTTGTCTCCAAATTGAAATACTATATAATTAATGCCTTCTTCTTGTAATGTTTGAATGTTTTCCATTGTATTGAACTTGATGTTGTTGTCAGCATCAGTACGGAAGATGGACTTAATCATACTGGTATCTTCATAGTACATTTTACCAAAGCCCGTGATTTCAATAACATCTTCGTCTATGATATTGAAACACATCTTGTTATTATCTAGCCAATTTAATAAATCAGGATTCATATTTGAATTTTGTTTAATTTATATTCGGTTAAAGTTTTCAGTCCAAAAGCGAACGTGTCATATATTTCCCAAAAGTCCATACTGTCAAAATCTTGACTGGAGTTCTCAATATCAGCAACGTAGCAATCAAAATATTCATTTAGTTGTTCACCTGTTTTCTTTATAGCTTCTACAGCATCCCCATCATACCCAATGACAATTGTATGAACTCCTTTTGCCTGTAACTTATAAATTTGTGTATCAGAGACTTTCTTCCCAAACGTAGCAACAACAGCCACAGATGGGTTATTATACAGGTTTAATTTTCGCGTAAGTGCAATGACATCAAATACTCCTTCT